AACAAGGTTTCCACTAATAACTGTATTCGCATTGCTGAAAGTCTTCGCACCCGTGACGGTCTGTGTGCTTGTTAAATCCACATAGTTCGCTCCCGCTGTGGTAACCGCATTCGTAACAAATTGCGTGTTTGCGATATTCGTTGTGCTATCTCCATTGGGTCTTGTCGGCACAGTTCCCGCTGTATCAATGGTTAAGGTATTCACCTCCAGCGTATCCGTGAAAACGGCGTTTGCATTAATCGTGTTCAATCCGTTCATCGAACGACTGTTTTGAGTTAATTGACTTGTTGACGGCATTATTATCTTATATTACAAGAAGATAATAATATTTACTTATTTAACAAAGTTGTAAAGCGACTCCCCCTCTTTTGCTAAATCCTTTGCCCTTTGCAATCCTGTGCTTACGTTCTTCTGAACTGCCCCAGCATTGATGCCTCCAGTTGAGGTTGTAATGCCTTTGTAATTGGCGGGGTTTGTTAATTCGGATCCTCCCTTCAATATACCTGCTACTTGGGTTCCCGCTTTGGCACCCATTCTCGCTTTGGCAAGCATAGCAGTCGCCTCGGGTGAAGAAGCAATCGCACCCTTGACTATAGCGTTGTCACCAAGAACATTTGCGATTTTGGTTCCTGTCTTGATAGCACCCGTGAGCGCATTTGAGGCGCCACCTAAACCTTTGCTAACTCCTGACGCTGTTGATATGCCCTTGCGGAACATCTTTGAAGCACTACTTCCTAATGATTTTCGGAACATTATTATATAATAGAATAATATTTTATTCTTCCTCAAAAATCAATTCATCAAATCCGTCGAATAACCGTTGAGTATTCACATTGATAAACAAATACTTGTATGGTTCGTCAAATACTATCTTGGCAATGTCATTCATGTATTTTGCTTTTGATTCCACGACCTCATCCATGATAGTGGAAAGTTCTTGTTTACTCACCCGAAAACAGAATATGTTGCTAAATAATTTGCGAATATCTTTCTCGATGGAATACCACGTCTGAACCAAGAAGATAACCGTGCATCGCAAATGTCGCCGATTGAATATCAACTCCTTCAGCAACTGCTTCACATCGCCGTTCTTCAAGTATGCAGTCATATCATCAAAGATAATGCAGTTGTTGTATTTCTTGTCTTCGCTTTTGATTGTATCCATTACTCCACTCAAGTTGTCATAGTTCAACTCTTCATAGCATTGCTCCTGCGGAATCTTTGCAAATATGTTGTCCTTCATGGACGCTCTGCTGTGCGACGGTTGAAACAAATAGATGTTGTGAAACACTTTGCGGAATATCTTTGGACTCTTGAAGAAACTGTAGAGGAGAGAAGTCTTCCCACTCGCTGGGCGACCTATCATCAAATTGGTTTCGTGTGAATTCAGAAATTTGGTAAGTTCAAAATTGTTAAGTTTCTCGTGCAGTCCCCCATCGCAAACCATGTCGCACTTTGATAATGGAGGCGCCTCGTTTCTCTTCTTCGTTATACTCATACTTTATATTATATGAAGATAAAAATATTCTCTCTTTAATTAAGCACCTAAAGTAATACACGAGAGGGTCTATCCACTGGAGTAAAGCGAAGTATCAAAACCCACGCTCCCAAACTGGGGTAGTCTATGGGTGTGGCATCTGCTGTCTTCACGTGGATTGTGAATTGATTTGCAGTGGGTCGAGCGTTCAAATAAATCGGGGGTGCCGTTCCATCTTCTGCGTGAAGTGCCGACACTGCTCCGTAGATGTATGGATAAGCAACACCCAATACATTCGTGCTTTGGGATGCCGTGCGAACTGCTTGACCCGTGGCGAAAAAAGAGTTGGCATTTGCAAACAGAGTGCTTGAAATCAAGCACACCTTTCCAGTGGCGATACTCATATTTTCAGTGTTGAATGAGTAATGAACCAAATAGTTGCGATTGGGGATGACGGACCAATCAAAGTTAAATTCGGCGTTTGCACTAGTTCCAGTCGCCAAATTGGAATTTAAAACGACGGTGTAGGATTCATCGGTGTGGGGCAAATCTGCCGTAGTGGTATTAAATGATTCGAAGTTTCTCAACATATTATATATTTGGTTTATATTTTATTTTTAGCAACAAAATAAAATATCCCGATAGAGTATAATGCCTCCTAAAAAGCAAAAAGTCAAAGTTCGCAAAACATCTAAAAGCGGTGCCAAGGGCGTCAACATAAAGATTGTTATCGACCAATCAAAGAGATCCAAGGGACAAGCACCTAAAGCACCCGCTCAACCCCGTGCCCTCCCCGCATTCAGTGCAATGCCCCAAGGTCCTTCCTTCTTGGGTGCCTCCTATCCCACAAGACAAGACCCCGCCGTTGATATCAATGTCCTCGGCGACAAAATATACAACAACTTATTAGAAGAAGGTTATCGACGAGAACGGTCTGCCCGTGGGTTTGCTGGGTTCCAAACTGCTGGGTCGCAGTTGAATCAAATCTTCGACGGTGAATACCGTGCGGGTCGCAACAACTTCCCTATTATCTCGGAACCTCGCAACGACACGTCTGACTACGTAGATAGAATCGTTTTTGATGACCCCGAAACAAACAATCAAATTCTCGGCAACAAACTGAATAACCGTGGTTCCATGCTTCCCGAAACTGGAGAAAATAGTGTTATCCAGTTAAACATTGATGAGAACCGTGATAATGCTTTAGACAATCTTGTGTTGCACGAAAGGAAGAGCAGAGCAGAGGCACAAGTGAATGCCGATTTAGACGAGGACTTGCTTGAGGAAAGGGGCAACGAAGATGTTGCTTTACAAGAGATTGCTTCTCCTAGAGGACAAGAGGAACGAGGCAAAGAAATTGCACTTGAAGGTGAAGAGGCACAATACATCGGAAGAGTTGCTACACCCAAAATAAGAAACACACTTGAAGAAAGATATACTCTGCCTTCCTATCCTCCAGCAAAAAAAGCGACATTGAATGATTTGAGAGAATACATTCGTGCAATGAATAGAGAGTTTGAAACCAATTATGATACGTCTTTTCGTGGGAGAGATGCCGTTGACAAGTTGAGGCGTGTTATTAGAATCGGTCTTTTGAAGGCATACGACGATTTATAAAAGAGATAATTACTGATTTACCTAATTTACCTATTTACCTAAATTTTGAAACTATTCTTAAAAGGGTGTATTTCTAAAGGGGTTTTAGATTTTGGGTAAATTAGGTAAAAAGGTAAATGCAACTTTATTTAGGCGATAATTATTTAATTCCGTAAATTATTATCTTTGTGGAATGTATATGGATTTCACTGAAGCACTCAAAGACAAACGTTCTCATCTATCCGTTAATTCCCTCAAGACTTACAATTCTTGCCTCCGAACCATTTACAAAAATTGCTTCCCAACGGACAAGGAGGCGGATCCTTCCAAGTTTCAAACGGAACACAAGAAGGTGAGCGAATACATCAACTCGAAACCATTCAACGTAAGGAAGACAATCCTCGCGTCGCTCGTATGTATCGCCCCTGACGTGAAGGAATACAAGGAGAACATGATAAGCGATATCAAGGAATACAAAGAGGAGATTGACAAGCAAGAGCAGAGCGAAACCCAGAAGGAGAACAACATCACTCATGATGAGATTCGCACTGTGCTCGCCGAATTGAAACGCCAAGCAGACGCTATTTACAAGCGCAAGTATATCAACAACGACGACCTTCAGAAGTTGCAAGACTACATCTTGGTCTGCCTCTTGGGCGGTTTCTACATTGTCCCTAGGCGTGCTTTGGACTACACCGAAATGAAGATTCGCAATGTCGGTCCTGAGGACAACAAGATTGAGAAGAGTAAACTCATATTCCACAAATTCAAGACTGCCAAATTCTACGGCAAACAGGAAATCGATATGCCCGTGCAACTGAAGAATATCTTAACCAAATACATTAGCGTCATTCCCGAGCAGACCGAGTATTTGCTCTTCAATGTGAATGGAGCGAAGTTGAATTCCGTTTCTCTTAACCAACGCCTCAACAAAATATTCAACGGAAAGATTTCGATTAATGCCCTGCGCCACGCATTCTTAACCGATAAGTATGCCAACGTGATGAAAGAGCAGAAGAAAATGGACGAGGACTTGTCTGAGATGGGGTCTTCTTCCGCCCAAGCAAAGACCTATGTTAAACTCAATTAAAGTAGGGAACCAAGGTTCCCCTACGACCCCTCCTTAAACAAAAAGGGAAAGGGCAAGGGAAAACCGCAGGTTTGCCCTAAAATAAAATATCAATGATTTGTATATGGAAATCACTGATAGCAATCGAAAGAACAAGCGGTTCCTTGCGACATTCGCAAACGGGGATAAAATACATTTCGGACAACGTGATGGGAACACATACGTGGACCACAGCGATAAAAAAAAACGGGAGGCATATTTAGCAAGACACGGTGCTGGGCGTGAGGATTGGGCGTCGCCTTACAATGCGGGGTCGCTCAGTCGGTGGATCCTTTGGGGACCTAGCACGGACTTGGGTGCTAATATCGTGTTTTTTAAGAACAAGTTTCGGGTTTAATTGGTTCTCTCTTCTTCCTCTTCGTCGCATTTGCATCGGTTCTTTGGGTTATTTACATCCAAATGCTCGGACATTGTCATCGGGGGAAGGGTAATTCCGCAGTCCTTGCAGAATATGCCCGAAACAATGATTTCATCATCATCGGAGTCATCATCGGAATCATCGGAGTCGGATTCATAGTCATCCTGCTGAACCCAAAGTTTGAGGGTTCCGCTACCAAGGACTATGTCAAGACAATCCTTGCATATTCGGGAAATAGTGCCTTCAGGGGCGAGAGTCTGATTATTGCAATTCGGTTTAGTGCAGGGGACAAGTTTAGTATTCATTTTGATTTATTATAATATTTTTTATTTTTTGCCCTCTCAGAATTGTTTTTCAGAGTGGATCAATTTTTAAGGGTTTTTGAGTTTCTTAATTGTTTTTATGTTTGTTATTGGTTAAGGGTTAATAATTTTCTACTTTTTTTATAATCATTTCAATGATGCTTTCTTTGGTCCATTCTTTTGATATATCAGTTCCATATGTTTCTACAGCATACTCTTTCAAATCCTCGAACGATACTTCTTCCAATATCGTTTTCAAGTCATCTCCAGTGTCGAAACTGTATCCCACATAGCAACTGCCACCGAGTAGTCCACATCCACAACTACATGGTTTGGTTCTCGCACAATGGGTGCAGTCCTCGCATCTGTTCTCGTCGGTGCAATTATTGGTTTCGTTTTCTTCTTCCATTTTAATAATATATTTGATTTTATGTGTTTTATAATTTGTCAAAAAAAAAGTTCAATTTTATGACTTTACAATATATATGTCCTGCTTCCAGCGTTTCATGAATTGGTTGAACGGCGAAAACGTTCCAGACAGCGAGAAGAGTATTATCAGGGATTTGAAAACCATTGGAATCATGCCGGAATAATTTAGGCGTTTTCGTAATTAACTCCGGATTTATTGTCTTTTAGTAATATATAAATGAGTGTCTATTCAATTACGAACGGCGATTTGACTTACTACGGAAGCACGAAGCAACCCATTTGTCAGCGCAAATCAGAGCACAAGTATGCATACAAGAACCGCAAGGGGTGGTATCGGTCTGGATTGGTTTTCGAGAATGCCGAGAAGACAAATACGAAAGTGGTTGTTTCCGTGGTTGAGGAGGTCAACGGAACTATTGCTGAATTGCGTGAGAGAGAGAGGTGGTATATTGCAAATAACAAGTGTGTTAACCGAACGGCAATGTCTTTAGAAGAAAGAAAGCAACGCCAACATCAAAGATATTTAGACACAAAAATAAAATCTTCCGTTACTATATAAAAATGGGTCTATTTGGTTCTATCGTTGGAAAAGGTCTTGGCAAGGTTGCCGGTGGAATTGCTGGAGGTTTAGTCGGTGGTAAGGCAGGGAAGAAGATTGGTGCAAGTTTAGGAGGTCAGTTGGGCGGTGTTGCTGGTGCGACCCTCACTCCTTACAAGAAGGGTGGCAAGGTTCCCAAGACTGGACCTGCTCTTTTGCACAAGGGTGAGTTTGTGCTCCCTGTTGGAGTCAAACCTACCAAATCCCAATTGAATGCTGTTGCCAAAGGGAAGCGTAGTGCTGGGGGCGAAGTCAAGGCGACTAAACCCACTGTCGTATTTGCTTAATTAAAGAAGCATATTTTATCCTACTATATAAAATATGTTCCGTTACACGTTGCCGTATTTGATTCGCAAGACATCCATTACTTTCAGACAATTTAATAATTACGGATTTAAATAACTTTAGGAATTATTGTCTTTAGTAATATTATAATGGGCGAAGACAAAATCACAATACTCAACAACTGGAAGTTCGGGTGCAACCGATGCTTCATTTGCGATTCCAAATACCGGCACTCCAAAGTAATCACCGAATACGAGGACGGTCTACAGGCAGTTGAAATGCGATTCTCACATCCTCACTGCGTCAAGGTTGAGAAGAAACTCAAACTGTTGAGAGAGAAAACGATGGATGCAGAATTCGAATTCTTCAATCTGAAATTCAACAAGTATAATTAATAGTTTAGTAATATAGAAAAACATTTAGAAATAATCTTTGAGTAATATATAAATGCCAACAACTGATTCTCAAAAGCGTGCCTCCAAAGTGTGGTATCAAAAGAACAAAGAATATTCCTATGAACTTACCAAGAAATGGAGGGAGGATAACATCGACTTGTGGAGAGAGAAGTCCAATGAGTATTCCAAGAGATCCTCCCAACGAAAAAGGGATTTTGCCAAAGAGGCGAAAAGACTTTTAGCAATAAACATTTAGGAGATTTTAAAAACAAACATGATTTTTGTTTTTAAAGATTTTTACTTAAACTTGAACTTTATTTTTCCATTTCATTTAGAAGAATACAACAATTCCAAAAAAATTGATTCAAAAAAAACATTTAGTAA